CGAACAGTAATGTTCACGACCTTTTGGGGCATACTCCATATGGCATTTGCCCAGCTCTCTGTGTTCCAGAAAGCTGGCATCTTGCCAACACTAAAAATCTCTCGGGGTAAGTACATGGGCCTTTGCTCATATCTTACACCGAGACATACGTCTTGCATAGCCGAAGCAACGGAGAAGAGGTGACCCTCTTCTCCTTGCTCGGCATATTGCTGATCCTTGCCGAGAAGGGTCACTTTTCCGGTAATATCGGAAGAGTAATCCCCTCGGTCTTTCTTGGTATCTATAACTAGACGCATCTTTGGATGGTCTAGATATGGAAGATATCGATTGTCTTTCAGTTTCGACGCTGTTCTTACAGTGTTGAACCGATCGACCGGTATGTGGAAGACTTCTTCGCAATAAGTACCCCAGGTACTTGTCACGAAGGTGTCTAGCGGTGATAGGCGGTAGCCGAGTTGTACAGTCGCACGATTGTACTCCTCGAACCACCTATCGCAAATTTCGTCCGTGTCGGCCGCGGCGATGACTACAGTGTCATCGCCATTGCCTGCATGGACAATCTTGACACCCGGCACTCTGCGATGCGCGTACGCTTCGCAGATTGGATGGGCTAAAGAAATGTTGGTCTTGGTCAACGGATCTCCCATGGGAATTCCGTTGACCATTTGACACACATATTTACCTTTGACGTATAGGTCCTTGCAACCGGGCCATATACAGTCGAGGGTATCTCGAAGCTCTTTGCTGAGCCGCATCTTGTCTAATAGACGAGATGTGACAGCATGAGCGCTTTTATGAGGAGGAATGTCTGTGGCCTTTTCCCAGTCCACTGACATGATCCTCTTCTTCTTTTCGAATAGGACGTGCCCATCGACAGGGTCGAGATGATCGACTCTGCTGATGAAGGCCCATCCTAGCCTTCCAGCCGACAGCCCCTGTCTAAGACTCCTTTGAGTCTTGATAGCGGCTATCGTCATATGTGAGAAGGGTTGCAGGAACGCGTCTTTGTAAAAAGACCCGCTCGTGACAACCCGACACTTTCCATTCTCCCTGATGGCGGCGACATTCGTTTTGAATATCGACTCATCAGAGGAGTTTATCATGGCTTTCGCTTTATTGAATGCCCAGGTGCCCAACTGGCCACCTGGATTCGTAGGCGAAAATTTTGGTAATGAGGGTCGGTCTGGGCATTTCTTCAAATACCCAAACTTTCCTTCATTTCTTTTGTTATTCTCAGTACACGCGCTAGTAGACATACTAATGCGGAACTGAGGATTACCTCCTACAGCCCCGGCAACCACCCCGTCGAGAACCCAGTCAATGGATTCCACGAGGTCGTTATCGGGATTAAATTGTTTGACAGACGTCACTTCATCAAGAAATTCTTGTAAAGTGGCGTCTGC